TCCACCGCGTTCATGCTGATAATCCCCGATAGACATAGAGCCGTCCAGTGTGCCGAGCCACTTTTCTGTGCGTGAGCCACCCAGCGCATACTTGCGGATTTGACCTAGTTCACATGCCTTTTGAATTGCACTACGCAGCGTTGATTCTCCATCGTTCTTGAGGAAAATAACGCACGGTTCACCACTTGAATCCACGCGCAATGCTTCAAAGATGCCATCCGAGCCAGAGGCGGTTACAGCACGGCCCATGTCTTCACGCATACGAACGTAATCCACGAGATGTCTCATGCGCTCTTGTACTGTGCTTGATTGATTCACCATACGGATGTCTACGCTACGATCTTCCAAAAGACCAGTGTCGGGGTTCCGAATGAAGTGTCTGATTTCACGATTGGCAGGACCGTTTGATTTTACCACAGCACCATCGAACACAGCGTTACGCGTATATGGGACATTGAGGTCACGACAGCGTTGCTTGCCTACACCTTCGTCCACAGACCAGACCACGAACGCCGAGCGTACACCGTCCACGATAGCAGACGTACCGCGAATGAGGTTACGAGCTTGTTCGGGTTTTGTGATTGGCGTATCGTCACGCACCTTCGCCATGTGGTGGTTGACGATAACTGTAGCCCCAGTTTCGGTCGCCATTTGCGCCAACAGACCCATGAATGCAGCACCCGCAGCGGGATCAGCGTTTACATCTGCATGAACAAAGGACGCTAAGGGGTCGATAACAATCAGTTTTAGGTTATCCATCTCCAACATTTGATCATAGATGCGATCAAACTCAGGGCCAACTTCGTAGCTGTTGTCTACCTTCTGCATGATTGGAAACACGCCGCCCAAGTTCGGGAGTGGTAACACGAGCAATTTATGATCATAGGTCGCCCGGTAATTCATTGGATCAAGCCGAGCAATTCTACGATGCATCTCGTCTTTGTCGTCTTCCGCAGTGAAGAGGATTACGTCACCATGCTCTGCGACATTGCCGCCGAATGAATTGAGCATTGACCCGCCCGATGCAACTTTCATTGCGAGGTCGAGCGTCATCATGCCTTTACCCGAATCACCCGCAGCAGCGAATACGACTGGAACGCCGAGCGGCATTGTATCTGCGATCAGAAACTTTTGTTCGGGTGCTTTACCTTCGAACATGTTGTTCGCAAGCAGTGACTCGTCAAAAAGGTTGATCGTCTTTTTTACTTTGTTTTCATGGGCTTGGATGAATTTGTTAATGTCAAATTCTTCATCAATCGCGTCTGCCGCGTCCCACTTTTCAGGCTTCGATGTCGGGATGCGCAGCATGATTGTGGACTTCGCACCCGCAGCCATAGCTTGCTCTTCGACGACTTGCGCCAGTTCTTTACCGCCTTGATCATTGTCAGGCCACAGGATGACCTGCTTATCTTTCAAGGGGGAGAAGTCAAACTTATGTGCGGTATTCTTGTTCAGCATACCAGTACCGCCCATAGTACAGGTAGCAGCCAAGCCAAGTTCCGTGAGTGCGTCCGCACACTTCTCCCCCTCAACCCAAATCACTTTGTCAGATGCGAAAATGTTCGGGATATTATACAGTGGACGTGGCTCTGGTACGCTCATACGTCCATCAACAAACTGGCGAAATTCTTTCTTAGCCTTGCCAGAGTCGTCGTACATGATTGCGCCAGATTCGTCGCGCGTCAGGTATTTACGCACTGATACGATCACCACGCCGTCAGCGTCAGTATAGGTATATTCACCATCATGTGGCGTGTTTGGACCGATCACCATCTTTGTCTTCTTTGTGGTTTCTGTCACTTCGACAGTTGGAGTCACGACAGTCAGGTTCGGCTTAACTGGGTTCTCTGGTGGCGCAACATAGTCATGTGACAGGTAGCTGCGAAAGTGATCCGCAACGTCCTTCATTTTCCAACCATGCGCAGCCATCAGGATTTTTGAAATGCCGCCTACACCTTCACCAGATTGAAAGTCGTTACCATTCAAAAACCATGGACTATTGATGTCGATATTGATTCGTAGCGATTGACCCGCTTCGCCATTTAATGACCCCACAAAGAATTGATTGCCACGGCGAACGCCATTCGGCAGCGCGTCAATCAACGCCTGCAATTGCACTGAGCGTGGAACTTCACGCGAAATTCTTTCTGCAATTTGTGAGTTTGTGTTATTGCCAAAACCTAATCTATTCATTATCTTGTACCTATACTTCTCACACCAACTAAATATGGGATGCTGCCCACCAAGCGCGTCCCATATTTAATTTTCACCCCAACACGTATTTTGAAATTCACACATCTTGCAGTGAAAAAAATCTCTCGACTGAGCGATGCGAGGTAGAATGTCATTCGCTTTTGCAGCCGTCAAGATATTTACTGCACGATCACTAGCGGCTTGTGCAAGACGTTGATCGAACGGCACTAGCTCGTAGTAAATCTCGGATGTATTTTTATTCACAACAGTAAACAGACAGGGGTTGTCAGTTAACTCCATGTATGCCTGATACAACGCGATCTGTGTGGCGTATGTGGCGTTTGCCTTGGCTACACCCATGCGCACGAACGCTTTGAACTTTGCATCATTAGCCGACTTGTTTTCCCACAGTAACGGGTATGGCATGTCCACAGGTCCGTCACAGATAACGCCGTCAATGTGACCGCGTATCTCGCCGTCAGCGATAGCAAAGCCAAATTGTTCGCCATTCTTGTCTTCTGTCCGCAGATCGAACCCTGCGTCACGCAGCCACTTTGCAGCGTAGTCTTCGATGTTATGACCGAACTCAAAGATGCGTAGCGTTCTTGCGCTAAACTTCTTGTCCTCGTCACTGGGAAAGTTCAGATAGCGATACTGGACCTTGCGTGAGCATTCTTCACCGATGCTAGATGCACCGATGTACTTGCGACGTTCACGCTTTTTCTCATTGTTCAGTATGCCTTGGTCTACTGCTTCCTTGATCTGCTCTTCAAGATTGCTTGGTTCCTTAGAACGGGATTGATGTAGAAGGCCAAGAGCCTGTTGCGTTAAAGTATTTTTCTTCGAGGTCGCCAACTTTAATCTCCGCTGCTAGACGTTGCGATTCTTGTAGGGCAAAAATCAGGACATGTACTTGATCTTCTGATAGATCACTAAATCTTGTGTCCCAACCGAACTTGCCAAGTATATATGCCAATTCTTCGATTGGCTTTGGCTCTGGTGGTATCGTCAATGTATTGTCTCCCCTTCTGAAGACCCGAACAATTCTACGATTTCATTTACTTCTTCCGGGTCTACGTCTTTGTTACGCAGCGCAATGTTTAGAACTTCTTGTCCCTTTACGAACGCTGCTGCTGTTCCGAACAATATTAAGTTGTCCGAATTTTCAATCTCGTCTTGGATAGCTTTGTTGGCTACCCGCTGTATTTCTGTGAAGTCGCTTTCATCTTTGACGTAGCACATGATTTCATATTCATTCGATTCGATTTCATCGTCTGGTGTGTATCCTGCGACTACTAAATAAAGATCAAAACGTGGCATGGTTACTCCATCACTACTTTGTCAGCCAACTCACGCATAAGGATCATGGCTTCGCGTGTATTTAACTCTACTCGACCAACCTCTTTCCCGTCTACCCACATGTAAACAACTGGCCCATTGTCGCCTTGACGCACTGTGATTAGCTTAATTGGCATTCACTCGTTCCTTTGCTTTAGAGTAATGAGTATGAAGTACACGCTGATTCCATAGGAAGTTCAATGCACATGCTGCACGATACTTCGTCCACGAGAAGTCCATGAACCCTACATCAACGCCTTGCTTTGCCAAATGTTCACGCTGCTTTGGTGTAGCCTGCTGATTGAGCCACCGCTTTGATTTGTTTGCTGCGCTGCTGTCTTCGACCTCACGCAAGAAGTCATCCGCTGCTCGCATAGCAATCATCTTGTCGCCAATCGAAACTGTTCGGGTTGTCTTTAAGTTATTGTCACGCACAACTGCTACCCAAAGATCGTCTGTGAGCGGAACAATGATTACAAACCCGCTGAATCCCATAGCCATCATGGCGTCACTGTTAGTGAATGGCTGAATCCACATAAACGGCGATAGCTGCATCAGATCGTATTCAGTCATTACAAATTCATGCAACTCTGTACGTTCTTTAACGCCAAACTCGTATCCACAGTTAATGCACTCGCGCACACTGGCAGGGTTTACAAAGTCACACTCTGGGCAGTTCTTTGTAGGCCCACCCTCTTCTGTTGGTTCACGCTGTGAGCCGTCAAGGTTAGCTACATCATCCAGTGACCCATGGGTTAGCACACTGGTGCCAAAGTCCATCACGATACA